GTCAGCGTGCCAGAGGTGTCGCCACTCTGCAGCTTGAGCGCCGCCATGGCGATGTCGGTCGCACCCAAGTTGCACACCACCGTTAAGTAGCTGAAACCCTTGGTATCAATCTCAACCGAAGTAAAACTGGCGTTGTCCCTGATCACTGCAGGAGGAATCAGGTTGACGTACCTTTGATCTTGCCCGTGGTTCATGTTTTGTTTCCTGTGCTTTGAATTCGATGAAAGAAAAGCCAGCCCAGCAAGTCGCTAGGCTGGCTACGTTTCAGAAGATGGACTAGGCCATCTTGAGAGCGACAACTGGACCTGCGGCAGCAGAGGTTCCAACTTCGTGAACAACGATGTCAATTCGCTCAGTTGCCTTCAGGGCAATCTGGTCAAACTCAAAGTACCGACTGGAGTCGGAGATCACGGAGACGCCACGGCGACTTCCCATTGATGCCGCAAGAGACAGGTCGCCAAAGAACCCGTAGGTCGCGCCAGATTGCGCTGCCAGGGTGCTTGGAAGCACCTGCGAAAAGACGACTGGGTAGCCCATGAATTGCAGAACTGGACCATTGCCCAGGTCGACAACATTGTTGCCACCAGCGGCAACCTGAAGCCGTGCCATTGCCGCATGGTATCCGGCCGAATGAACAAACCACGCTGGACGCATGCCGGGATAAACCGGAAGCTTAGCAATCGCATTGTGGAAGTCAGTCAGCACCAGCGCACCGAACGACGTAGCCGAGGCGGCAGTTGCAATCGAGCCGGCAGCGAGGGCATTCTTCACGCCAACAATCCCGCCATAGGTCGATGTACCATCGCCCAAGAATCCGCATTCGTCTTCCTTCACCGCAAAAGCGTAGGCCATTTCGTCTGCGATCATATCGGCAATCGACACCAAAGCGTCTTCGCTCAGTTCGCTTGAGACACGGGTCAACGCGCCAAGCTTTCGAGCGACAAGCTTGGCATTGCCAACGCTTGCATCCGATGCAGTGATTTCGGCGTTTTCACTGACAAAATAGGCAGTCAATCCGCCAAGCCGTCGAGGAATGTCCAGCGTGTCCGAGGTCATCGGAACAACGCGAACATTCTGACGAAACACGCCATAGGACTCACGCAAGTCGACAATGGCCGACTCCATTGGAGACGGCACAAGGAATCCACCCTTGTTGTTGTCGCCTTCCGACATGGCAGCTTTGAATGCAACGCCATGATCCTCGCACCACTGCCTTGCGCCAGCGTTGCCAAGGTATGCGCGAATCGCCTGCCCAGAAGCGTAGGCGTCTTCTTCGCTCTTGAAAGCCTTGAGGGGAGCTACCTTGCGAGCCACGGCAGGGACCGCAATCTTTTTGGAGGACTTGCCCTGCTCTTCGATTTTTGCCGAAGCACTGCGAGCAACGATTGCTGCGCTTGCTGCCTCAACCTTTTCGATGCGAGCCAGGTCGGCTTTCAAAGACGCAATCTTGCCGGAGTTGTCGGCCGAACCCAGGATGCCATCAACCTCAGCCTTCTCGTCATCGCCAAGGTCGCGGTTTTCGCTCGCCGCAACGTCGTGAATTGCCTTAGCGCGAACGGTCAAGGACTCAATTTCTTCCAGAATCGCCTTCTTGTTTTTCATTTTCTTGCCTTTGCATTTGCGTCGGCAGGAAAACGAAAACGGCGATCTCCTGCCGACTGTGTCGAAGTTCACACACAGTCTTGCCGTAGATCGCCGCTAACGAGTTGCGATTTTTAAGCGTTCAATTTTTGGGCGAATTTACCCGCCACCGAAAATATACCCTCAACTATTTTCGTGTCAAATTTGCAAGCTTGACTCGCATGTCCCATAGGCGAGGCTTCGCCTCCGTCCGTGTGCCAGCCTCCACTTTCTTAAGCAGTGCCGATGGCGTCTTAGCGAATCGCCCTTCTGCAACTTGCATTGATGCTGACGTTGCATTTGCGACTTCGTCTGCAAATCCTTCGGCCACAGCATCGACCGCTCCGTACCATGTCTCGTCACGCATGATTTGCTTGATCTCCTCTTCGCTTTTGCCGCTCTTGGCGACATAGGCTGGAAGCATCGACGCTGCGTAGGTATCCAGGACGTCTGCCGTCTTCCTGAGGTCGGTGGAATTCCCCATGGCGATCGTCCATGGATCATGAATCATCAGCTTGGCATTGGCTGCAATGGTCACCTTTTTGCCAGCCATCGCGATGTAGCCAGCAATCGATGCCGCAATGCCATCGATGGCGACATCGACTCCACCGGAATGCCGCATGATGGCATTGAAAATTGCAGCACCTTCATCAACGGATCCGCCAGGGGAATTGATTCGCAGCAAGATCCTTTTGCCTTCCATGGACTTGAGTCCAGCAATTACGCTTGCCGAGTCAATCATTCCCATCCATGCTGGTCCGATGTCGTCGTACAGAAAAATCTCATTGGTCTGCGTATCAACGGCAAACATTTTCTATTCTCCCAGGATGTCGGTCGCAAGTTCTTCTGCCCTTACCGCTGCCCACGAAGCAACAGTCTGAGATACTTCACTTGACAGGGTTTCAATTGTCGCCCTGCCACTCGCCTCAATCAGTTCGCTTTTGCTTTTCTCGCAATGCACCGTAGCTAGGTTTGGATCGCCACCCAGCTCCGCGATGACCTCGGCAAGCTTGCCTTCCCACTTGGCATAAAAGCCATCTACCCAGTCGGCAAAATTCTTTTGACTGCATCCAGCCACGGCTCGCTTTGCCTCGATCTCGAGCAATTGGCGAATCCGGCTAACAACAGCCTTTCTTGCCGTCGCTCTCGTTTGTTGCTCGACCTCCTCATCCTCGTCCGGTTCTTCTGGATCGCCTTGATTGCGTGTGTCGATAGCCGGATTGACATATTCGTCACCTCCATCGTATGGGTTGCGATCAAGCTCGGCGCGGACTTCGTTTGGATTCATGACTCGGCTAGCGATGTACGTCGAAAACACTGATGCCTGAGTCTGAGAATCCATTCTGAGCAACTGTTTCTCATCAAAAGCAAAGTAGTGCGTATCCCTGAGCTTTTCCCTCTCCGTAAGGAGTTTGTGGTCGCACTCCTCCTCCCACTTGGAAACCCATCGCCCGAGCGTATCGGTAAGGTAGGCGATTGTTTTCTGCTCAAGCGAATTGTAGGAAACGCTCTCGCCATCTCCAGGCATTGTCAGCCCAAAAAGCAATCCAATGTCCTGCCGGCTGAATCGTCTCTGGTCAATCATCTGGAGGTCCACGTTGGACATCCTGATCAGGTTTGCCTTGATGCCTTCACGCAGAAGGCCGACTTGACCTGCCTTGGAAGTCCCTGAGTGATGCTGCTTAAACGCATCGATAAACCGTTTTGCATCCTGTTCGTCTGCAAAAGCACCAGCCGGTGCCTCCAGCATAATCGAACCAGAAAACCCTTTTGTCAGCTGGTTGTCCAGCGACTTTTCGCTCTCAATGGCGATCCTGACCGTGCGTTTATGCGTCGGAATCAGGCCTTTTCCGTCGATGCCATCAAAGGAAATGCCCTTGATGTGCAGGCAGTCCATGTCTTCGATGACGAGCATTTCGTCAATCGATTCCGCCATAGATCGCAGCAGATTCACCCTGCTGTCCGACTCGGGCTTGGTCACATGGTACTTTTTGCCCTTAAACACGACCGTAACCGTGTTTTCAGGCATCAGCGGAAGCAGTTCGACAGGCCTCGATCCATCACGCACGACCCAAGCCCTGCCATTGCCCCACAGAAGAGCGTGGACCATTACAAGCTCTCGGAAGTCGAATGCCGACTGAAACTCGTTGGGGCGAGTCCTGACAAGCCTGTAGGCCTGATGTTCGACTGCCTTTTCGATGCCACCGTCACGCATTCTTCGGTAGACCGAAAGTGGCATCTGCCCAATGTGGCCGGCGATCTTGTTGACCGCATACCAAACAGGCGGAACAGTGATGGACTGTTCCGGCCCAACGTATGCTTCGCTTTCTTCCGATCCGCCAAGCATCGAGCCAATTGCGTTTCGCAGGGTACGCCAGGAAAGCATTCAGGATCTCCTAAGAAACAAACAAGGAACCCTTGGCCCGAGGTGGCTCGAGGCTCGCCAATCGAAACGCCATCAACACTGCGACCATTGGGTCAATCTTGCCTTCACTCGTTTTTTTGCACGGCATGACTTCTCCCTTGCTGTTTTGGGTCGTGTGCAAATTGCCGGCGCACCATGCCAGCAGCGGGTTGCCATCATGCCGAATAGATCCTGCTTTCAGCGCCTTCAAAAAAGTGCGAAGTGGCTCATTGTACATCGAGCAGTTTTGATGAAACTCTACGCATTTGAGCCCATCCCCAGTCAGTTCCTGTGCGATGTCTCTTGATCCATGCGGATCATACGCCCAACTGGATGCAAAGTACTGTTTCCAGTACTGCCTGCACGTTGCCTTCAGTTCGTTCAGTTCGTTGCTCGACACTACCAGCAATCCTCGCTTGACGTAATCAATCCAGGGTTGCTTGGTCAAGTCTCGTTCATTCTGTGAGTTGATGAAAGCTCTTGCCTGAAGTTCGTATCTGTACTTTCGATCGCCATTCTCATCCACGCCGTCACTGAACCTGGCTACGAGTCCAACCCCAGCAAGGTCATCTCGTCCACCCAAGTCCCACCCGCCGCAAATAACGTCTGCCT